TTACTCTTCCTCGTCGTCGAGCGTCATGAGCACCACAAAGCGCGGCTGTTTGCCGTCAATGCGCAGTGATTTACGTGTAATGCCTTTGGCAGGTTTGTCCAGCATTCCGGCGTCGGCCAGCACCTGCGCAAACGCAGCGGCATTGGCACCAGCGGCAATCTCGTTATTGAACACTGCGGGGAAGGTGTGAAACACCAGCGTATCGGCTCCTGGCTTTTTCACCCGATAGCCTGCCAGATCCTTGATGGGTAAATCGCGTGGATCTGGATTGGGATGCGGTAAATAACGGCTGTAGCCAAACTGGTGCAAAAAGGCATCAGCCTGTTCTACCCAGGCTTTGGCCTCACGGTTGCCCATGCCAAATTCATTTACCCAGGCATAGAAGCTATGTTGTAGCGCATCGTGGCATTCTTGCGCTGTCCAGCCAGTTAAAGAGGCTGAGACTAATAAAGCGGCTTCCAGCACGGCAAAACGTGACGCCACACGCCGCACTTGTTCGCTGGCATCATCGGGTAACAGTGATAACCAGCGCCGTTCTGTTTCGCGGTAGGTTGCCAGCGCGTTTTCTTTCTGGCTGGTAAGGCCGGTGATCCACGCTCGACCGACTGCACCATAATGCGCGTTGCTGGCATCACGGATCGCGTCGGCATGAGCTTTGCCATCCTGATAACCATGAAATACCGTCGCTTTGGTGATCGGGACATTCAGCAGGCGCACCAATTGACCAGCATTTACCCGTCCACCGTCAGCGCGGATATAGCTTTCCAGGTCTATCTCGCCGGTACTGAACGCCATTGCCCGCCAGCGTTTTAGCTCTCGGTTGCCGCCTTCTCTGGCTCCCTGAATTTTACCCACGCCGTTAAACAGTGCATAGGCGGCATCGGCCACGGCTTTGCGATTGCTGCCTTGCCCGATTTCATCCAGCGGCATAAAACCGTCATTGTGGGCGGCGGCTTCGTTCACCAGTCCTAGCGCAGTGGAATACCACGTTAGTTTAAGCGCATTAGGATCGCCATAGACAGAAGATGCGATATTGCCAGTGGTGGTTTTACCCGCAGAGGAACCGCCAAATAGATGGACGCCGAATCCGTCCGCGTTTACCAGCCCGATAAGCGGGGCAGCAAAGGCACAAGCGACCCCCAACATCATGGAGGGATTACCCTGTGCCAGCGCTGCGACGTTTTCGCGCCAGCTTTGCGCTGTTCCTCTGGTAGCATAACCTTTGGCAGCACCCGATTTACCGTTGAACAAGACAGGAATGCTCGGTGTGCCGATAACAGAACCGTCCGGCATTAGGTACGCTCCATGTTGCCAGCCGGTCGCGCTGGCGATTGCCCAGCGGCAACCCGCATGACTGCGACATAAGTGATCGGCTAGTATTGCTCGTAACCCACCTTTGGCCGTGACTGCCAGCCCACCCGCACGTAATCGCGCCCAGCCTTCACGTTCGCCAATATCGCGCATTGGAATGGCTTCGGTGCGGAGCTGATTTTCACCGCTTGGCGTCCAGCTTAGAACCAGATAACGCTCTGACTCATCCGATCCGATACCCGCTACCGTAATAGGATCAGACAGCCAGCTTTCACGCTCGATAATGTCGCCGCTGTCATGGTCAGTCTTCGGCTCTACCCAATACAGCCCGCCATGACGAATGTCTGCGTAAGGTTTTAAGGGGGAATCGGAAGACGGCAGCGGTTTTTGTCCTGGCTGATAAAGTGAAGCGGCAAAGGTCGATATGGATACCGTCGCGCCATGCTGCTGATAGTAATCATTCCAGTCAGCTTTTTCAGTTGTCGGCGGGAGTGCCACCCAACCGTTTACCGCCTGTGCCGCTTTTTCAGCCGCGATTTTTCCAGTGTTACTACCATCAGGTTTGTTGTCATTGTCCGCTGCAAGGATGATTTTGGCGTCCGGCCAGACAGCACGGCAAGATCGTGCAACGTGAATCAGATTCCCGCTATCTAACGCGCTGATAGCGACACATTGCATCAGTAACGATGCCGTAATTGCCGTGGCGTAACCTTCGGCAATAATCACCGTATCCGTATGTTCAGGCAGAACATTAACGGGAATCAATGCGCCTTTCTTGCGACTACCAGCAATTAACTTTTTCTCGCCATTAGGTTTGATTAGCTGTGCGCCAGTGGTGGTGCCGTTCATGTTTTGCAGTGCCAGCAACAGGGAACCATCATCCAGCAGTAGTGAGGGGCGTTGCAGCCCCTTATTCAGCAGATAGTCAGATTGACCCGATACCGCTTTCGCCACTAGCGAATTTACCCGCTCGGCAATCAGACGATGATCAGGCTTTTCACTGGAGGGGGGAACGACTGGCAACGGAAGCGCCAGCACCTCGGCGACCCGTTCCGCTGCTTGCCACGCATCGCACTTATTCACTTTCATCACCAGATCCAGTCCGGTTCCTGCGCCGCAGTGAGAACAAAAATAGGTGCCACGACCTTCTTTATCGTCAAAACGGTAGCGGGTATTCCCGCCACAGTTGGGACATTCACTTTCCTGCCGATTGGTCGGGATGCCTAACCGCTGCAAAATTCCCTCCCAATGGCCGTTGGCTTTTGTCCGCACGTCTTGAATAAACGTGTTGCTCATGCGGCCTCGTCCTCCTGCGCACGGTGGAGCGCATCAAGCCGTTCGGCAAGAATGAACATCAGGATCTCTTTTGCCTGCGGCTCCCTTAACTCCACGATGGCATAAGCCAATGCACGGCACTGATCGATCAGTTCTTCCTGTTCCAGCGGCGTGTTATCAAACATGGCGCACCTCCTGAACGGGAAGGCGGCCAGCAAAGAACAGAATAAAATCAGGCTCAAAATGCTGATGAGCGGATCGCTCGTTCGGCGCAATGATGGTTTTACGTTGCGGTTTTTCGTGCGGTGCTGTGCGGTAGACCGCCAGAAAGAGAAAGGTGAAATGAGGGTGAAACGGGGTAGGGGTAGCAACCATAGCGGCGGCCTCTTGTACGGGATTGAAAACCCCACCACTCCGCTGTCAATCGGGGTGGTGAGACGTAACAGGGTTGACAGACCGGCGTACAAGAAACCGGCGAGCCCGAAGGCTCCCCCATTACGCCCCACCATAATTTGGGCATAACTTGGTTTACGGACGTAAAAAAACCGCATGAAACTAAAGCGGTCGTCCGCTTGTACATTCAGGCTGTCAAACCTGGTCGCCGATTTTGCGGCAACGGTGAAACGATAAGCCAGATGCCCCGCCAGCGTCAATACGTTTTGTATTGGGTTTGCTAAGCGTTGCGCATTTTTCAGAGTGAGAAAAATGGACTCGCTATTGTGTATAAAAAAGGCTGTTTCCTGACTTTCGGCGTAGCAATGCCCGTTCCAGCCAGTGCCAGATTTTTGGATCATCATATTTTTTGATTCCGATATGCCGCTATCGCGGCAATAAGAATGGATGTGTCGACTTATGCGGTTTCGGTTTGCTGGTCACGTTCGGCAATGCGTTGCCTTAACCAATCGCTAACTTCATCCTCGAACCAGCCTACGCGCCGTAAACCAACCCGAAACCCTTTGGGGAATTCTCCGGCATTGATCATTTCCTGAAAGCTGCTGTCTGAATTAACGCGCAGAATGGCTTTCACTTCTTTCTTTAACAGGATTTTTCTGTCTAACAGGTTCATACGTGTTTATCTCCAATGAAACCGGCGTTGTCCGGTCAGTGCAGATAGTTAAACGGTTCTAGAGGGAGGTGTATGATAATTAAGGTTTAAAATTGGAAGGTAAGTAAATTTTTGGAATAATGATATGAGCTAAATAATTCGAGTTTCAGGGATAGAGAAAGTGAAAAAATCCAGAATCACTTACTCAAATAAATGATTCTGGTGATTGAACGCTGTTTTGCAATCAGTTTATGAAAAAATTCATTCTTATTCCGCGTGTTTTTCTGGTTCCGTTTATTGCCCCATATGTAAATACAGTGTCAGCCATTAACTGCGCGCAATCCTCTGGCTCCTTCCGACGCCATGACTTTTCCCGTTGCGGCTGTTTCTACAAATTCACCCCACCAGCACATCAATATTTTGCGCTGTTCCAGATAAGTGGATCGGTTATAGGCGCGGCGCACTTCGTTGGTGTCTACGTGGGCGAGGGCGGCTTCAATCACATCTGGCGGGAAGCCTTCTTCATTGGCCGCTGTACTGAATATGGCGCGTAGGCCATGAGACACCAGCACACCTTTGTAACCCATACGACGCAATGCGGCATTAGCGGTCTGGCTGTTCATCGGCTGTTTGGGATCTTTACTGGAAGGAAACAGGTATTCTCGATGGCCGCTGATGGGCTTCATGGCGTCCAAAATGGCTAATGCCTGCGGGGGTAGGGGAATAACGTGCTCGCGGCGCATCTTCATGCGGCCAGCGGGGATCGTCCAGGTGTTATCTGTAAGGTTTATTTCGCTCCAGCGGGTCTCAGCGGCTTCGGCAGGGCGGGTAACGGTCAGTAGCTGCCATTCAATCAATAAGCGGGTCTGTAACTCAATGCTGGCGACCGATAGCGTTTTCATCAAGCCAGGTAATGCCTCTGGCCGAATGGTCGGCATATGGGTTTTCACTGGCGTCTGAAAGGCTTTGCGGATCTTGGCTGCGGGGTTAGCAGGAATCAGCCCAGAGTTAACCGCATAATCCATTACCTCGTTAATTCGCTGGCTTACCCGCTTGACGGTTTCCAGTTTGCCGCTGGCCTGTATCGGTTCCAACGCGGTGATGAAGTGACGAGCGGTAAGCTGGGTGATCGGTAAGGTTCCGATGAACGGGAACACGTATTTTTCCAGCGAGCGCCAGATATCTTTAATGGTGTTCTCGGCCAGCGGTTGAGACTTTTTCACTTCGTACCAGTCGGCGGAAACTTTGGCGAACGTGTTCAGGTTGATGGCTTGCTCTTGTTCGCGCTGCTGTTGCTGGTGGAATTGTGGATCGATATTTTTTTCTAAGAGCGCTTTTGCGGCTTCCCGCATTTGCCTTGCATCAGCCAAAGAAATTGCCGGATAGCTACCAAACGTCAGCGTAGTGCGCTTTTTAGCTTGTGGGTGGTAATAGCGAAAACGCCATGTCTTTGTGCCGGAAGGTTTGACGAACAATAGCAGCCCGCCACCATCATGTAGCGACAATTCTTTGTCTATTGCTTTAGCAGCTTTGACTTCCGTGTTTGTGAGGGGCTTTGCCTGAATTGCCATGATCGTTACCTTTGGGACTACGGTTTTATGGGACTACGTTGATTTAGTCCCAAATGTAGTCCCAAACTTTCCGGCTGTAAACGGGGTATGCCGATAGATAACAGGCAACAAAAAACCCGCAAACTCAGTGAGAATGCGGGTTCTTGTGGGGTTTCCGGTAGTAAACGATACTAACCGAATATGTATTTGGTCGGCACGAGAGGATTTGAACCTCCGACCCCCGACACCCCATGACCCCGACCAAATTTCACTCCAACCCGCGCCAGTACTGGTCTGAACGTTGTTTTGTATGTATATACAAACAGTGCGTTTTTTGCAAAATCCGCATCATATACATCAACAGTTTACGCGTCGTTTTACCATCAGCCTGCTTTGATTTCTGCGTGCGGTACCGTGACCCAATCCAGATGATTTTGAGTATAAATTTTCGTGGATTTGGCATCGCTATGTGCCATGCGTGCCTGCGGATCTATTCCCTGTTGTTCAAACATAAATGCGGCCAGTGCACGTATCTCGTGAAAGGTCGGACGCTCTGCTGGTGGATGCTCGGACGCTACCCCGACAGTGTCACGCAAATCAGAAAATGCCCGGCTCAAATAGTCCGGACTGACTTGCGTTGGATGATTCACTTCCTGGCTGATTGGATTGCTGTTTTTTTCAGGTAGCCGGTGTACGACATATGGGCTGGCGATCCTGTCGCGACTTTCATCAATGATACGCTTCAGTTCGCCTCCAATTGGGATCGCGATGTGTGAGGCTTCTTTTTTATGCACCTTCTGCCTGTGGATATAGAGCACGCCATGGATGCCATTTTCTGGCACTTGATGCCATATACAACCACACACGCCTTCTTTGGGTTCTTTTATTGAATATTTGATGCGAGAAACTTCAAGCCGCGCCTGTGTTGTTTGCAGTGCTAGATCCATCGCCGTTCGTAACCATCCTGGCGCAGAAGCTCGGATACGCTGAAAATCCTGAAATGAGAGGCGTCGGCGCTTTTTACCATCAACACGCCGCATTTTCTTACGAGATGCTGGGTTATCGAACATTAACGATTCATCGACAGCGTAGCTGAACAATTTTTTTAGAAAGCTGATCTTCCGGTTTTGAACGTTAGCTGATGCTTCAGCATGATAGTGCTGGATGTATGCGTTAACGTGTTCCAGTTCTATGTCGCATGATGCAATATCGCAAAAAAACTCTTTCACACGGATCGCATCATTATTCCAGTCAGCAAGAGTGTTATGTGACGGTTTCTCGTCATTAATCGCACGTTTCATAATGCTATCAACATGGTTGGAGAAAGGAAGGCTCTCGCCCGATCTCCCGCCAGACTCCCTGATCAATGAGTTGATGGATACCACTGATTCTGGACGCATTTGATAGTTATATTCGCGTGCGATTGCAATCGCTATTGCCCGATCTGTACCTATACTCTTTTTCTTCCCTGTAATGAGTGTGAATCTATAAACCCCTTTGCTTTTATCAAAAAAAAGGTAATCGGGCAGGGATCTATATTCGCGTTTTCGTGGGCGAGCAGCCATTTCATTCCTCACTAATTAACTGCATAACAGCCTGGGAAACGGTGGAGTCAACACCCCATTTTTCAGATGAGCAGACCCAAGCGGAACCATCAACGATGCGGCCCCGCAAGAGGCCGTTTTCAATCCATCGCTTTATAGTTCTCGTATCTGGCTCTGAGCCAACTTCAAATTCCCGCTTCCCCCATTTGCTTGCTTTCATTAGCTTGCTCATGGGTTATTTCTCCACACCGATTAATTACCAGCCTGACTGCACTCAGGCGTTATTTCGCGTTGTTTTACAGCCTTCCAGTGCTGCTGGGAAATCATCTTCCAGCCTTTCTTTGCTCAATAAGTCAGTCATGTTGCACGTCTCCGTCTGATATTTTTCGAACCAGAACACGATGGGCGACGGAGTTTCTATCACTTGACCGAATTTCTCAGACATGCGGTAGTTAACTGATTTGCTTTTAAGCCTCGTTAACTGCTGCTGCAATTCAGAGCGGAACTCCTCAATATCAAATGAACTTTTAAATATGTTGCAAGGCGGACAGGTCGGGAACAGGTTATCAATAGTGTCATTTTCTGGCCGGCGCAATTCGCCTGTGGCAACATATTTGTGCGTGAAAGGACCGCTATTGGTCCTGACTATTTCGGATATTCTAATGACGGGGTGCACGTGGTCAGCGTGCCATCTATCCGGTAATTCACAGCCGCAATAAGCGCACCGCCCGCCGAACTTCATGCGAAGCTCTGCGCGTTGCTTTTTGTTCAGTGCCACTATTCCCCCTCAGCCTGGTAGCCGTTATCACCCAATACCCAGCGCAGGGCGGCAGCATAATCGCCAGTCGCGCCTTCAAGAGCCTTAGTTATTTCTTTGCGGCTTTTGATCTTTGGTTTAGTGCCACCCAAAACTTCACGCTGACGGCGAACGCGCTCATGCCCAGATACACCGCTGGTGGCTTGTACCAGTTCTTTTACTTTTTCCCGCTGCTGTTCCGGCTCCATCGTCGCTAATTGTCTAGCTTGGGTAGCATTCACATGACCAGATTCGACCGCTTCCTGAACTGCTTGCGTGCAATCCAGCAGGGCGAGTGTTGCTGTGACCGTCTGGGCGCTGCACCCAAAATACAGAGCTAGATCGCTTTCGTCGTAGCTGAGTGCTAGCATTGAAGCCATTTTTTTGGCTCGGCCTAATGGGGTATCCGGTATATGAATTTCGTTGGCGCTGATGGCGGCTTCTTTGGCTCGATGGACTGAGCCAATGCGGACAACGGCGGGAACCATCAGGAGAGGCTTTCCCGACTCTGCCAGTCGGCGGTTCGCTTCGCGTGCATGCTTAACGCGCTGGCGACCGTCTACGACATAGACTGTTCCTGTCTCTTTGTCTTTCCAGATCACAATCGGCTCGATAACACCTTGGTCCATGATGTTCATAACCATAGACTCACTCAGCGGTAAATATATGCGCTCATCGTAAAGCGGGTGGGTTGAGTCATCTGTCATGTACAGATTTTCTGGAACGAAATTTAAGACGTTGGTCTTACCTTGTGCCCCGTAGGCATCTTTCGAGTTTTTAGCCACGCTGCACCCCCGCATTAAGCTGTGCTTCTAATTCGCAGACGACGGAGCGGAGGTGTTCGTTATCTGCATGCAGGTGATTGACGTGATCGAGAACCTCGGCAGATAACGGTTTTCGACCTGGTAATTTCAGCCCTTGCTGGATATTACGCAGCATCAGGGAATGCATGGCATTCTCTATAACAAGGGTTTCATCTTCTGGTGGCCCCGAATAAACCGGTTCACCCTCATAATCGACAGCAAAATATTGTCCAGCTGTCAGATCGTGAAAGCGGTGAATGAACTGTTGCTTGGCTTCAACGTGAGACATGGGGACAATGATCCGATTTGACGGCGTAATGCCTTCCAAAATCGGCCAGTCACCAGAGTTGGCATGCAGTAACGCTTCTTTCTCTGTCGCCAGCATGACCAGATCAGCATGTTTTACTTCAGGACTGGTTTTCAGAGGTAGACCAAATTTCAGGCGCACCAGTTGCTCAATGCGTGTTTCAACGGCTTTATAGTCCGGCAGAAAGTGCTTTAACGGCGACATCATGTCGTTTACATATGCTTCATGGGCGTCATGCATAAGCGCTTCCAGAGCAAATTCTTGTGGGACGATATAGCTCGCCCCGACAGAATGTTGAGCGACAGAGTACGGCCAGTTAGTGTGGCCGAAAAACCGGTTAATCTGGCTCAGTGAATGCGCGATATCCAGCAGACAGATACTGTCTAAATTTGGATCGGCATAATTAAAATGCCGCCCCGTATAGGTTGAAATCCAGCTCATTATTCACCAGCCTTATTCAGTTTCACTGTCAGCTCAGCAACACAATCACGAGCAGCTTGTTTGTATGTTTCAGCCGCATCACCGGAATAGCTTTCATCAACAGCAGATTCAAATTCATCCAGCGTGTTCCAGAAACATCCCGCAGCGATTCGGAAATTACCCTGCACCCATGCGGCGAAAATGGTACGGCTTGAGTTTCCGCAGTTATCGCGGTAGGTAACGTTATCGAAGCGTTGCGGATCGAGATAAAGTGAGTCGCAGGTAAAATTGTCAGGCAGGCTGGTGATGCCAGTGCCGCGCAGGTCGAGGTAACCGCCGACGCTCAGGTTCTCAGGCAGACTGGTGA